AACGGAAGCCGCTATTTGGGCATCCATCAGGGAAAGCGGCAAAGACCCACTGGCTGTGTTTTATGAATGTATAACGAATAATAGACACCCTAAAAACGCAAAGCACACCCCAAAACCAGAAAAAGCACCTAACTTATAGGATTACTCAACTATGAACCTACCTGACGCACTAGAAGAAATAGATCGCCTAGCAAAGCTGTGCGAGAAGCTATCGCGTGATGTTGTAGAACGTGATGCGCTGATTAAAGAGTATCGTGAATTCGTTGCTAGATTCTGGCATGACCGCGCGAATGAGCAAGCTGACACTATTACCGAACTGAAAAAAAAGGTTGCAGAAGCGGAACTTGACGTTGAAGCAGAAAAAGAGTGCTATGAGGATACAAACAAGGCGCTGAATCATGTTACTGATGAGTTATTCGCAGCAACAGCAACAATCGAATCCCTCAACCTGCGAGTAGCGTGGCTGGTGGATGCACTGAAAGCAATTGAGCATGGCGATGACACCGCCCCAGAGACTATGCGATGGGCAGCAACGGACGCACTTTCCTCCGAATCTGATAACCAATGGCTACGGGAGAAGCAGGCGGAATTGTACGCAAACGCATTACGAATTGTGGATGCTGAAGGCAAGGAAGGTTTGGCACATGAGATTCGCCGACTTGAAGAACTCCGCAACCAATCACCAGTAAAGGAAGAGTGAATGAAGCGCGCAAAAAAGACCCGTCCTAAGTTCTTCCATTCGACCGCTAGATACGGTTTGAGTGATCGACTTATAGCGTACGCAAAACGCAAAGATGGAAAGATTATCTACTGGCGCAGACCGCAACTTTAATGAAGAGTGAAATGGACAAAGAAACGGTTAAGCGGTTGATGATTGAAGCTGCACTGCGCGTGCCATTGGAGCGTTTTTGCGCAGAGCAGGAAGTGTGTTATGAAGCATTTGCCAAATCCTGCTGCGACTGGCAGAAAGAACAATGCGGAGACGCGCTGTCTGATGCGCTCCAATCCGATCTTGAGCATGGCGTGAAATGTCTGAATGAGAATGCATCTAGAGAATTCCACGAAAAGTATCCTGCATTGATTGCTGCAATAATCCAGATTAACGCCAGCCCAGAAGATGACATTGAACAAGCAAGGGGGATTCAGTGACAAATCTGACGCAGCGACCAATAGCACAGAAGGAACCGCGCATCAAAGGATCATTGCTTCGCGCATCGGCACAACTTTGCCCGAAGTGCATGTCCTGCGGAAAACTGAACTATGACGGGCATCAGCTATGCTTGGCGCACTCGAACCGAATCCAGGATGGAAAGGGGCGCGGCATTAAGTCTCACGACCAGAAGGGCGCGATTGTCTGCGATGCCTGTCACGGCCTGATCGACGGGCGCACCGGCAAGCTAGATCGCTATCAGATGCAGGCCATGCACGAATCGGCACACGTTAAGACGTTGAAATGGTGGCTATTGGATGGGTATTTGTGATAATCCTCGCATGGCCATCAGCCGACCTATCCCCAAACAGCCGCTGCCATTGGAGCAAGAAGGCGAAGGCCGCGAAAGCCGCAAGACAGGCGGCAGGATGGGCCACAAAGGCCGCAGGCGCGTCGGTGACTGGTGATGGGCATATTGCCCTGCGCATCCTGTTTTATCCGCCAAGCAAGCGCAGATTCGACCTTGACGGCCTATTATCTCGGCTCAAGAGCGCATTGGATGGTGTTGCGGATGCTCTAGGGGTTGATGATAATCGGTTCGGGTTGACAATAGAGCGCCGGGAAGTTGTCAAAGGAGGGCGAGTGGAAATATCCATAATACCCGACAAGTAAACACTGATACCGCTATTCTATTGGGTTCCAGAGCATTGAAAAAGCTTGCATTACGGCAGAATGTCGGTAGAATGAACACATTGAAACACGGAACGCCTAACCGGGTAAATGGGCATGGAGATGGAAATGAAAACTTACAAAATCACAAATACAGCAAAAAACAAAGTTGTTTTGACAAAACAGTTTATTGATGCCGCCGATGCTTTTGGGAAATACGTTAGCACGTTGATGCTTGTAGGAATTATTCCGATGCGCGACGGGTCGTATTCGTATCTCGGAAATGATGAGTGGAGCACAGTGAACGGCTGGACATTCAAGGTTGAAGAGGTAGCATGAGCAACCATCCCAACAGAAACAACCCCACCACCCCGGCGCAGTCAGGGCGGGCTGGGCGAGTAACAAACATTGAAACACGGAACGCCTAACCGATGAAACGGGCATGGAGATGAAAATTACACAACTCAATCACACAACATGTATCCAAGCTGAAGGTCTTACAAATGCCCGTTTCATCGGTTTGAGCGCAATGCGCCTGATGAACGCGATGGCGATTGAGGCTGGGGACTTATCAGATATTCCGCGCGGAGAAAAGACAACAGCCAGAAAAAATGCAAAGAAAGTTATGCGTGATGCCCGTAAATTTGGTTTGACCATCGAAAAGCCATATCAACTTCGTGAGCTTGTTGGCGGTGGAAAAGGGTTGTTCTGCCTTGGCTATGACGGCTTGTACTTTGCAAAATGACCGCCCATCCAAACCGCAACAACCCCATCACCCCGGCGCAGATCATCGCCCAAAGTAATGTATAATGATAACTGTCGGGACAGGGCTGGCCAGCTTTTCCCCCGCCCAATCGGGGCGATTACCGACACTATCAAATTACTATTGGGAGTATCAAAATGCTTAAATTCTGCAAGAAATGTAATACCGATACAGAGCGCACAAAAAATGGACGGTGTAAGGCATGTCATAATTCGAATGCTTTAAAATACAGAAAAAACAACCCAGAAAAAGTTAAAGAGACAAACTTAAAATACAAATCTGCCAATAGTGAGCAAATAAAGATTGCCAGATCAGAATATTATTCAAAAAATAAAGAAAAATTAAAACTAGGCAGAAAAAAGTGGGAAGAAAAAAATCCCCACGCTGGGCAAATCAGAAAACAAAATAGGTGGGCTAGAAAGCGCGCAGTTGGTGGAAGATTATCAAATGGCTTGAAGGATAAACTTTACAAGTTGCAGAGAGGAAAATGCGCGTGTTGTAATCTACCGCTTGGTGCAAATTACCACATGGATCACATTATGCCTATTGTTCTTGGCGGCACGAACACAGACAACAATATCCAGCTTTTACGCCAGAAGTGTAATAACCAAAAACACACAAAGCATCCAGTTGATTTTATGCAAAGCAGGGGATTTTTGATCTAAAAGGAAAAAATGAATCATCCGAATAGAGATAAAAAATATCAGGTTACTCCGCAAATGGTTGTTGAATTGCGGGGTGATTTGACCCAAGACGCAGCCTCCAAGCTCTGGCGCACAAATATTCGCACCGTGCAGCGCTGGGAGGCGGGTGAGATCAGGCCCAGCTACTGCACATGGATCGGTATGCAGACCATCATAAAGGGAAAAAAATGACCGATTGGGCCGAACTCACCATAAAGCAAGACCAACTCAACAAGCAGCTTGCCGAGGAACTGAACGTACAGGACTACAAAGCCGCGTTTGCCACTTCTGTGCAGATGGTTGGAATAAGCATAAAACTTCAAACATGGACTTGGGATAAACTGACGAAATGAACAAAAAATGTTATTTTCCGCTTACAAAAGAAGAAATGAATGCGCAGCAACAATTACTTAATCAAGCATACAGCCATGTAAGGCGCGAACACATATCAAGCGTAGATTGCTGGTGCAAACCATATCCTGCTGACGATGATGAGTTAGTATGGGTACACCGTGACCCAGATGATGAAGCAGGAAATGCTTGATTATCAGCAGGAATAGAAATAAACTGTAGGCGCATCAAGAATATTGGAAATTGCGTCCCGCACCAGGCAAGTAGAGCCAAAATGCCGTGTAGTTTCCATCATTGTTGGATTGGCTCCTGATGACGGCCTAATTAAGCCCGAGGGATAACGTGTCTCATTCGCCTAACGGCAAACCATCCATCTCCCGATGGAAGCGCAATGAGCGCTATTTTGCCCCAGCCCTTAAACAAGGCTGGGTATTTTTCTAGGATAGAAGAGATGAAATTAGATTTTATTATCGTCGGACTTCCAAGAAGCGGTACTACGTGGTCAAGTAACTGGCTCACAACCGAACATTCAATCTGCTGGCATGACGCATCGGGCCGCGAACTCCCTAAAGAACTAGACGTTGAACCATCCTCCAAGCGTTACCGTGGAATATCCTGTACAGGTGCTTGGATGTGGAAAGACTGGTTTGAGAATCACCCAGCTAAAAAACTCATCCTAGAACGCGATTACAACGAGATTAACGCCTCGCTGGTTGAATTGGGACTAGAGCCATTGGGTAATGAAGAATTTGCAGCCTATGAAGCGTTAAAGGGAAAAAGAATCCATTTTGCCGAGCTATTTACCAACCCCAAGCCAATTTGGGAATATCTGTTACCTGATTTACCATTTGACCGAGAGAGACATAAAGAATTGCTGAAAATGAACATTCAGCCGATTGATCGCGTCCAGGTTCCGGATGCGGAGTATATTCGTCGGGCGATGGATGATTTGAAGGCGCAGTTAAAAACTGCTTGATGATAACTGGAACATATATTAAAATGCTCTCCATGAACAAATATCTCAGCCCCTCTCTGCCACAGCAAAGCCATTCGATGGAGGATGAAACACGGGGTTGAAAAGTAGCAAGCTGAATGAATAGCGCCCTGTGAGAAGAAATTCCGCAGGGCGTTTTGTTTTGTAATGTACTTTGGTGTGACTGTATTTCAATGGTAGAAACCAGCAACGGGATGGTTTTCGAATAGCCAGCTCTCCGCCATGTGGTTGTAGCCCAATAGGTAGGAGGCAACGGACTTAAAATCCGTACAGTGCGGGTTCGAATCTCGCCAACCACACCAAAAATAAGCTATAATTCCTTTGTCTGTCGGTGGAGACCGCGCAAGTTTCGGGCGCTTAACCGCTCGAAGGCAGACATACTCACTCACTTATCGTTAAGGATGCCAAATGAACCTGCCAAGCCTGCAACACAATCAAGTCATGACCAGCAAGGAAATAGCTGATCTTGTTGAATCTCGTCACGATAAGGTAAAACAAAGCATTGAACGCCTATCCTCAATTCAGTACAACGATGATGGAACCGTTAAACGTAATGCGATAATTTCCAAACCCCCAATGGGGGATGGAGCAAAATCAGCAAATGGAGTTGTTGAAAAACTGTATCTTATCAACAAGCGCGACAGCTATATCATTGTTGCCCAGCTTTCCCCTGAATTCACTGCCCGCCTTGTTGACCGCTGGCAAGAACTCGAAAACCAGCAGATACCTAAGACCCTACCCGAAGCCCTGCGCCTAGCTGCCGACCTTGCAGAGCGCAATGCAGCCCTTGAATACAAGATCGAGGCTGACGCGCCAAAGGTGGAATTCGCCATGGCTGTGCGCCGCATGGAGGGCGCTTGCAAGATTGGCGAGTTTGGGAAGGTAATCGGGATTGGTCAAAACAAGCTATTTGCTAAACTGCGCCAAGATGAAATATTGATGGGCGACAATATGCCGTATCAGCGATACATAGATCAGGAATACTTTGTGGTAATTGAGCAAACGCCATACACAGATAGAAATGGGAAAGCCCATCCTACATTCACGACCATGATTACCGGCAAGGGGCAGATATTTTTATCAAAAAAATATGGTCAAAAACATAATAAAACTATTCCTATATGAAAACCTTTCTCATTTATATGATTACAGCACCAAGCGGCAAGGGACTGGCTACACAACGACAATCGTAAGCCCGGTATATGCTTGTCAATCTATGATTTATCAATAATTCAACGATGAAAGGTTAAAAATGGACACTAACCAAGCCTGCGCCCTTATTGCAATTGTCGGAATTGTGGTAGTATTCATATACCAATATGCAAAATCCCTCTTCGAGGCGAATTAGGAGTAATCATGGCAAACGCATTATCAAACCTATCAAATAGCATTTTCGGCAAGCGAGACGCGCAGCCACCCCATCCAATTCGCCCGACTCCTGGAATGCTTGGCACCGGCCTAGCCAGTAATGCCGCAACAGGAGTTTTGATGGCTGAATACCGAAACCATGCTGCATTAGCAGAAGCTAATGGAGAAACCGTCCCAACATTCGAGGAGTGGGTGCTTCAGCGCCGATAATCATGACCCAACAATACACCTGCCCATTCTGCAAAAAGAACTACACCCGCATTACCATCTCTGAGCATTACGGATGTGGGGTTGAGCCGTTATCAACAGAGAATGGCGGCTCCATAGTTGAAATGACCAGACTGATAAGCAATATAGATTCCGTGATAGAAAATTTGGCCGCGTTTAACGATGTGCGAAAAGATGCTTTTCTAAAGGCAAACGAAATGCAAGTTAAAGTTGACGAATCGCCACAATTTACCGAGAAAGAAATTGAAGCCGCAAAAGCCGTTAATGCTGAGCCTCTTGAAGAGATAGAACAGCCAGAAATACTCTTTACCAAAGAAATCACATTAGAAGAGGCAAAAGAGTTTTATCCGGAAAAACCAGAACAAACTGTCGAGACTAAAACTAGGGCAGTAAAATCAGTATCCGTGGATTTTAGCATTCCAAGTCCCGATATTGGCGTGAAATATGGTGAAGATTTTATATTCACTAATAATGGATTAGTTGAAAGTACACCCATAGAAGAACCAAAACCAGCACCAAAGAAGCGCGGACGGAAGCCTAAAGCAAAGTGATGCACAAAACGGACTAGGCCATTTCCTAGGCAATGTGTGGTATAAATGACACATTATGAGTAAAGAAAAAAACGCAATCACCACAAAAAGTCGGAATATTCTCCGTATTCCAAAAACACCCTATGTATATTCACTTACAGACCCAACAACAGGTGAGGTATTTTATATAGGAAAGGGCAATAACAATCGTCTTTATGCTCATGAAAAGGAAGCCCGTAGAGGGATTTCTGGCGCTAAGTGCGATCGCATTAGAACAATTCTTGGGATGGGAAGATCAGTTCAATATTCAATATTAGGCGAATACAACACCGACAAAGAAGCATATTCGGCTGAAAAATGCTTTATTGCCTCGCATGATGGGTTGACAAACATAATGTCTGGAGGAGGCGGAGAAAGAGTATCTTCGCAAGACAAAGCAAAAACAATGCTTGGTAGGATGAAAACATATGATGATTGGATTTCTGATATGTCTGACTCAACGCGGAAATTGGTAATAAATGTATTTGGTTCAACAAAGCAAAGATATGAATATATGGTATATAATTTGTCCAGCATTATGAATATGCGCGGTGAAATACCATGAACAAAAGAGAGTTAACCCCAAAGGAAGAAAAGTTTGCCCAACTTGTGGCAAGCGGCAAGACGCAGGCTGACGCATACCGAGGATCATACAATGCAGGATCAATGCTTGATGCCACTATTGCAAGCAAAGCATCTATTGTTATGGCAAAGGGCCACGTAAGGGCAAGGGTTGATGAGTTGCGCAGACCAATAGTAACAAAAGCTCAAATGACCCTTGAGACGCACCTAGAAGACCTTTTAGAGCTTCGTAGGCTTGCCGTGCAGGATGGTAAATATTCTGCTGCCGTATCGGCTGAAATAGCCCGTGGTAAAGCTGCTGGATTGATTGTTGATAAGTCTGAGATAGACCATCACGGCTCAATAGAGATGAATCATACAATCGAGTTCGTAAAGCCAAAAAATGGCGAAGGTTGAATTCCCTGATGCGCTTCAATGTCTGTTTGAGCCGAAGCGGTATAAGATACTGTATGGCGGTCGAGGAGGGTCTAAATCATGGGGAATAGCCAGGGCATTGCTGATGCTTGGCACATCGAAACCGCTGCGAGTACTCTGCGCCCGCGAGATGCAGACATCAATCGCTCAATCGGTTCATAAGCTGCTAAAAGACCAAGTGACCGCGTTAGGGCTTGAATCGTTCTATGAGGTGCAGCAGTATGTCATCAAAGGCCAAAACGGCACAGAGTTCACGTTCCACGGACTTAAGCACAACATTGCCAATATCAAGTCTGTAGAAGGCACGGATATTTGCTGGGTAGAAGAGGCTCAGACAGTAAGCAAGACTTCATGGGATACGCTAATCCCAACAATCCGAAAAGATGGAAGCGAGATATGGATTAGCTTCAATCCATCTTTGGAGGATGACGAGACATACCAGAGATTCGTTGCAAAACCACCAACAAATTCAATAGTAAAGCGCATCAATTGGACGGATAACCCGTGGTTCCCTGAAGTCTTGAGGCAGGAAAAGGACGATCTAAAGGAAAAGGATTACGACTCTTATCTTACAGTGTGGGAAGGGCATTGTAAGCAGACATTGGACGGAGCTATCTACGCCAATGAAATAAGAGCCTCAACGACTGGTGAGCGGTTTACACGGGTTCCTTATGATGAAAGCAAGCCAGTTCATACATTCTGGGACTTGGGGAGGGCCGACAAGACAGCTATTTGGTTTGTTCAGCAGGTAGGCTTTGAATACCGAATTCTTGAGTACTACGAGAACCAAGGCTATGCGCTTGCTCACTACCTAAAGCACCTACAAACGCGCTCATACGTATATGGTGACACATGGCTCCCTCATGACGCAGACAATGAACTATTAGCTTCTGAGCGCACTATTGCACAGCAAGCCAGGGCGGCAGGGTTTAAGGTTAGGATAACACCTAAGACCAGTATTGCAGTAGGAATCAACGCCGCACGTTCTATATTCTCTAACTGCTGGTTCGATAATGACAAATGTGCAGATGGGATACAGTGTCTCAGGAACTACTGTTACGAGGTAGACGAAGAGACAAAGCAGTACAGCAAAGACCCGTTACATAATTGGGCATCACATGGCGCAGACTCATTTAGATATTTTGCGGTAGCCATTAAAGAGCCAAAGAAAGAGAAGAAAGAAAAGCCAACATCAAACCCGCACGCTCACCCGCAATCGTGGATGGGTTAGTATGAAAAACAGATACAAACGCAGAAGCAGGCACATTCTCCGGTCAAAAGGTGATCGAATGAGATATATGCGCAGGTTAATTAAGCGCGGAGAATGAGAAAAAATGCGCTCTGATTGCAAGGCGCAACGGCAAATGTGCTAGAATATGGTATCTTAAACGAAAGGAAATGAAATGATTAAAACTCGTGCTGATCTATTTGAAGCCGCTGCCAAAATGATGCGTATGTGTGATGAGGCGGAAATTAACTATGCTTTTAAAGTGCATGGCGTTCTGTTTAGGAAAGAGCCTGACTTAGGACATGATGTTGATTACGAATTCCCAGTATCCGTAGTTGAAGGTAAGCCGGTATTCGTTGGGGATGCGTTGTATTATGGAACAATCAAAGCGCAAATATGCGATAACAATGCTGTGAGATTTTGTGACAAAGCAATTCAGTCACCTATTTACTGGCACTTGCTTTCGTGGAATTCACAAAAGCCAGAAACAGACTATTCGGCACAAATGGAATTATTGAAACGTGATTTTGATAGAGCAACTGCTGAGGCAAGTAAAATGTATATCTACAATAACTCTTGCGCAAGGATGCTGAAAGATTTATAAATTACGGAGTTCAAACTCCAGCATGGGTTCCAGTAATGGAATCATTGCGTAAAGCCTTGGATAAATGAACTTGCGCATATTAGAATGTTCTAATACAATGATGCAAATGTAGATTTATCAACCTAATGCCTCGAAGGCACCGGAGACAGACATGATTCTAAATAGCTCACGTAGATTGCAGATTAACCTAACAACGGCAGTAACAACGAATAGCATGCCGGTTCTTTGTGATTACACGGACTATGATGGGTCGTCATCTCGTCCAGATTCACAAACATCAAGCACCAATGGGACTACGGCAGTAGATATTTGTTTCTCTCCTTCTGGTAATACGCGACGCTGGATTAATCAGATTCAAGTTTATAATCGTGATACAGCTGCAAAGGCTGTACAGATTGTGCTGATTGATGGGGCTAATTCTTTCCAACTCCAAGACGTAACGCTGCAAGTTGACGATGTGCTGACATACAACGATAGCGGTTCTTGGCAAGTAACCGATGTAAATGGCAACCTTAAATCAACTTCCACCCTTGGTGGCATCATCTCCACATCGGCATCTACTGGTATCGGGTACGGGGCTGGAGCAGGGGCGGCAGTAACTCAGCTTACCAACCGTTCTACCGGCGTGACGATCAACGCGGTAACTGGCGCGATTACCACTATCAACACCTCATTGGCGGCTGGTGCAAGTGCCGTGTTTGCGGTTACAAATAGCGCGGTAGCTATTGGCGATGTGGTGAATGTTTCAATCCGGTCTGGTTCAGCTAATGCTGCTGGAGTCGCAGGCACAACGTTTGTAAATGTTGTGGCCGTAGCCGCTGGTTCGTTCAATATTGCGATTGACAATAAATCCTCTACAACTGCGGAAACTGGGGCGATAGTTATAAACTTCGCAATTATCAAAGCTGTGAGCGCCTAATGAAAACAGGCACAATCCAATTAGGGAATGCTTCACTGCATATTGGTTATCCGCAGATCGTTCCTGGCAACGTCCGTGGATTTTCCCGAGAGGTTACCGAATTGTTTGTGCCTGAAGAGTTTAGAGGTAAAGGCGAAGCAACAGAATTGCTTAAGGATGTTTGCACACAAGCTGATGATGAAAAGATTCTGCTAATCCTGATTGCCGATACTGAAAAACTGGCGCTGTATTATGGGCGCTTTGGGTTTACAGCAATTCAGAATGCGCCTATTCTGATGATTAGAAAGCCATATTGTGAGCAAATAAGTATCCACTAATATTCTAACGCTGAGAAGCGCCGAGGTTAAAGATGGAAGAAGATAGCGTAGAAGTTGAAGGCACAAGCGATAGAAATATAATCGAAGAGGCGCATGAGCGTTTCGAGCGTGCCAAAGAAGCCTATAAAAGAACCCGAGACTTGGCAATTGCTGACACTCAATTCGTTATGGGAGACAGTGATAATATGTGGCAGTGGCCGCAAGCAGTATCTGCTGGGCGGATTGAGGATAAGCGCGTTTGCCTGACAATCAATCTAACCGCTCAACACTGTAACCAGATTATCAATCAGATCAGGCAGAATCGTCCATCGTGCCGCGTGCTGCCGTCAGATGATTACTCAGACAAAAAGACCGCTGAGATTCTGGCCGGACTTATCCGAAATATCCAATCAACCAGTAATGCAGATTATGCCCATGATATAGCTGCTGAACATGCTATTTATGGTGGTGAAGGATATTGGCGTATTCTTACTGAATACGAATCTGCGACTTCGTTTAATCAAGTCATTAAGATTAAATCCATTCCTAACCCATTCTTGGTTTACATCGATCCAGATGCAACTGAGCCTGATAAATCGGATGCTGAATGGGGATTCATCTTTGAGGATGTGAGGAAAGAAACCATCGAGCGTGAATATCCAAGACTTAAGGATGATATTTCAGGTTGGAATGTAGATAACAAATCTCAATGGGTAACGGATGATACGGTTCGTATCGCCGAGTACTATTGTGTTGAATATATCAAAGACAAAGCGTTACTTCTTGATGATGGCACTTCGCTTCTCGAAAGTAAAATAGGTGAG